CACATGCTTTGGATGTACGTGCTGGACAAACATTAGAAAATTCCAATGTTTGAGAGTAGGACACTTTAACCCAGCATCATCAGGAAAGTCGCCCGGAACAAGTTTACACTTGCCCGTGACTCTTTCAATCTGTGATGTAAGGTACAGAAGCGTCCCACCGATCTCGTACTCGGTCCAGCGCATTAACAAACCATTAATGCACTTGTAGAGTACGGCCTCGTAAGCTTTCGGGCTTACATTTGCAGAACCATTCCTAGGCTGGAATGGCCGGACGTCCACCCCACGGTAGTAATCACCACCGCAGGACTCCCTGAAATCGCCTTCGTGAAAAGTCTTATCAAGATTTAACACAAAGCCGAATCCACTGAACAACGTAACAACATCAGAATGCATTGATGACGGGTATATCATATCATCACCGTAAACTGATATGTTCCGATTATTCTTTCTCCCCGTTCGGAGAGAACGAATAGCGTTTAGTAGAGCCAGGAAGACCAACGTCTGAAGCGGAAAGGTGTACCCTATTCCCATTGTACAGAATGTCAAACTCTGTACTAAGGAGCCGTCGGGTAATGAAACATCTTTTATGCGTGATTTGGTTAGAATTTCATACCAGTCCGCAGGGAAGAGACGTTTCACAAGTGCATCGGTAATTGAATCTGATGCACTTGACAAGTCAGCCGTCACCGAAAGGTTATCGAGTGATGCTTGACATGCTAAGACACGGTGCCTCTGTTGAAGAGTACCGATGTCGTAGCCCTTACGCTTCAATCGCTTTCGAATCATCTCCCCTAACCCGTGGCTCATGTAAGAGCCGATTGTCGAGTTAGGCATGATACTTCTTAGCGATTTGAACGTTTTGGGGACTAGCGACAGTTTCAGGGAACAGATTTCTTGGTAAGTGGACCTCAAAGGGTCACTGCTTTTCTGCGCATTCCAATACTCTTGGACTGCGTAGTCTTGACTCATTTCTGAGTCAAACCAATTAATCTGCTCTAAGGAACCGGAAATCGGTAATTCCCATCGTTCGGCCAGCGAGGCCTTACGAGCAGGAATTCCGACCGATGCCTTTCTTCCAAATCTACAGAGGGAACGATGTTCTTCATCGTCGTACGATCCGAGCAAATCGGATACGTAGCTAGCTGCTCGATCCAAGACAAGTTGGGATATTCTATCCAACTTATCAAGATCCACGTCAGCCAGCCGAGTCTGAGTTTGTCTAAAGCCATCAATGGCTTTCTGAACAAGCTCTTCGTCGCTGAATAGGTCCGATTGGAACCTATACCTCTTGAGGAGAGACAACAGCTGATATTGAGCCTTATAAAGGCATATATCAGATGTCGGATCAACCTCAGATTCTAACTGACGAATACCAGCTACGTCTCTAGCAGCAACAAGCCGCTGGAGATCGCTGCAAAAGCTGGTATCCCTCAAGTTAGATTGGAAGTCCCTGATAAGGGATGATGCTACGTTTAGCATCAATTCATCGACTGAGAATGACTTCTCAGTCTTCTTCTGGCGGATCGCCATAACTACCTCCATGAGTTTGTGAGGAGTTGATGTGCTGGAGCTCTAAGAAAGAGCGCCAGTAGCCCAGAAGCTCGTCACATCACTGTCACACAAGAGTTGTGCGCCGAGAGCAATAAGCTCGGCCGCGTTCGCTGCTGACAGTGATGGGTGAACTTCGCGTTCAATCCGGATCGTGTTAAACACGACTTGTCCGGTGGAAAGAACCATAGGAAGAGCTAGACAAATGCTCTTCTTATCCTTTCCGTAAACGCCGGTCTTTGCGTCGAGTGAAGGCTGACGATATTTAATCGTCACCTGTCGACGAGTTTGATAGTCCGCGTCAGCGGGAACTATCAGATGAAGACCGTTCGCTATGCTTTGGCCGTCTTCGGCAAAAGCAAGGGCAGATCCGCCTGATGCTGCAACAGTAGCACCGGCAAGTAAGGACATTGTTTTCAGTCCCATGGTGAAACCTCCTTTAGACTTCTTACAACTTTCTCATCTGGTTTAATAAACCAGTACACGAGAGAGCTAAAGAGTCTAATGTCTGTTTTAGTGAGAGTGACGTTGGTCTCACTAAAGGGGTGGATGCCAAGACTGGATTCTTAACTCTGACAAAGGTGAAAGTCGATTTGGTCGACGACCCACCAGGACCAGAGAAGTCAACAGCCGGATATGGGGTTGATGGACCTAGAGTTACGATTGCTAACACAGAATTATTCTGTGTAACATTCTTAACTGTAGATTTCCATGAACCGCGAACAGTAATGTTCGCATCAGGTGAAATTGCCTGAATCCATGAACCAGTGTTGATGAACCAGTCTACGACAAAAGACAGGGGAATCAGCTCCCAAACCGTTGATGGAACATCGTTGAGCCTAAGCCCAGCGACAGCCATTAACGATTCAGCCGTCGTACGTGGTTTTATCACGTAGATGACCCCCGCGGCGGCGCGACCCTCTTTC